CAGGATTGTTGAACAAAGGAAAGTGATGCTCGGTCACTTGCTCACCGACACGCCGTAGGATAATCCTACAGTGCCGTTCACTTTATCCCATGCACATTGTTGGCAGTAAAACCCTGCGCTCATATCATGCGCTAAGACCATGATGGACATAGCACACTTAGAGCACAGGGCTTCCTTGTATTTATTCATTGCTTCCTTCCATTGGTAATTGACCCGCCATGCGTTGATACTCAGTGGCTCTGAGCATCAGTGCGGCGTGTTTTTCTTTATTGCCATCCCGTAACGCTTGTTCAGCGTCATGAAGGAATAGTTCAGCGCGCACCCCTAAATAGAAAGGGGTAGGCGGTACTGGCTTGCGCTTCTTGCTCATAGTTGCCATCCGCCTTCCTTGCCATTGGCAGCCCATGTCTTGCCACTGCCTTTATAGCACAGGCAGTCGGTGAGATACGACTTACACTCATAGCATGAGCCACAGGTAATGCAGAATGAATCATCCCAGTCCTCGACCATAGCCTTATCTATGTAGGTATCGCAGACAGTACACTCAAGCCACTTTACCTCATCGGAATAGCCCCCGAAGCCTAGGCCAAAGTCTAAAGGGTTGGTAGCCGTCCAAGTCCGAGAATAGGTATCGAGATAGCAGGTATCGTTAGACCACCAGACACCTGACTCATCCTTCTTGCCCTTCTCAGCGTGGTATAGATAGCACTGATACTCAGCGCGTGGATCTATCGTGAGAATACATACCTTGGAACCGCTAGTGAAATCCTCAATGAGATTGGACACTTGTGGATTATCTAGGGCAGTAATCCCACCGATTGCAGGCAGTAGATCCTCAGCGAAGATACGCGTATCGCTACGATCATCACCTTGAGGCTCAACTATAGGAAGTATCCCATTGTGTGCAAGATAGGTGAGGTTGTTGCCTACGCCTACTTGGAACGGGTGGCAGTTATCAACAGTCTGAGAACCATGAGTGGCGTACCTTGCGTGCCACATGGCATAACCTTCTGGATAATGGCCACGCATCTCGAGGAAGCGCTTGATGGATGTATCAGCGTTCATCGTGCGTTCTACATGGATACGATTCTCGCTAGGAATTACGATAGCGAAGCCGAAGCCATGAGGATTGTTAAGAGCAGAGTTTTCTAACTTCTCTCTTGATGGAATTACATTGGGCGGAATTACACATAGCATACACATCTTATATCTCTTTTCCGTAGGATTATCCTACACTCAGTTTTCTTCGATCTTGTCGGACATGAAAGATTTTTCCATGGACGAGAATAAATTAGGGTACATCTCGGTATTGTCGGCGACATACCGAGTGAACATCATCCATGAGAGAGCCTTATTACTGGCGCTTACATGAAGATCACGAGTGTACTCGACAGAACACTGGACGAGTTCCAGTGCCATGAGTACACGCTCGGGCTTGAGCGATCCCTTGAACACTCGAACCTCGAGCGTATCCGAGTTCTCGGAGTTGATAGCCGCATAACGACCATTCTCTTGATGTCCATACTTGACCTTCTGGATTAGGCGACCCTTATCCTCGAAGGTTGCGTAGGATGATGTACGACCTGCCAGCCTACTGATCTGGCGATCATTGTCGTAGATCAGTTTCATGAATCGTAACTCATGAGCCTGAACCTTCGTGATGTCGCGTCTACTACCAACGATCCCGAAGGCAGTGCGTGAGACATGAACATGAAGGCCACAAGTAGTCGTATCCCATGAACGGAAACCAAGTCTGCGAAGTTTAATCAACGCCGACCAGTCAAAGTTCTTCTGATACTCATTGAGTGAGTGTGGATGCGTGACGATCTCGAATCCATCAGTGAGCGAGCCATCTTCCTTGAGATAGATACGCTCACCGAGGGCATTGGTCACAACCTCAGCACCATCTCTGCGAGAGTTGCCACCAGACTCGACTTCTAACTCAAAGCCCATGTGATAGGAAGCAGTGCCGAAGAAGTACGGGCGTGGCTTGTACGAGTAGGAGTTGATGAGGTGACTTTCATCTTCCTCACAATGGTGACCATCGCCATCCCAGTATTGAGTATCGCAATCGTCACATGTGTACACGTTGTTATCGAAGCAGTAGTAGCAATAGCGAGTGCCGTTGAAGTAACCGCTATCATCCATGACTTCCATGCTCTCACATGCACCGCAGTGGAAGAAGTTATCCTCTCCACCATTGTCGGCAAAGACTTCCTTCTGGCACTTCTGGCACATCTCTTTTCCCATAACCTTCTCGAAGTTATCGACAACAAGATCGCCAGTATAGAAGGAAGTCACGCGCCAGTTGTAGCGTGCATAGTTGGTATCGCAACGCTCGCATGTTTTGGAGCAGTTCGGGTCATCGTGTACATGCACCGCGTTAAACAAGCCATCCAACGAAGGAATGAGATCGTCTACGCCGTTGCTCACGCCTTCGCATGAGTAGCATGTAATCGAATCAGCCTCGGGACGAGGGCGACTCTCTTTGATGAAGCCAAAGGCTTGATCGGTTAGGAAGTCGTTGAATCTATAGAGTTCAGTGATGAAACCCATCATGCAGTTCACGCATATATCGTTGCAGTCTTTGATGATGGATATTGCATATAGTTCTTGGTCAGTGCGACACTTAACGCACTTACCAGTTCTGATGTAGCCCCATGAATTGCAGGTGGCTATATCATCCATTGTTAGCATCATTCTTATCCTTTCATTATTTCAGCGTAGGATAATCCTACGCTTACCATTGGCTCTTGATTTCTTGGTACTGGGTGCGCCAGTAGTCGCGTGACTCGGTGAGTCGGTGATTAGCAACTGCGGTTGTGATGATGACGATGAGGGATGAAGTGAGCGCGATGGTGAGTGCGACCAAATCCCATGCTGATAGTGTGATCATTACTTTCCAATCCGTAGGATAATCCTACACTTACTTAACTTGGACATACTTTGCCCGAGTAGGACAATTATCGCGCAGATTCCGCCTTATGTCCAGCACCCTCGGTACACAATTCCGGTGCGAGATCACGCCGACTATGAGTGGCCAAGCCCCAACACAAACCAAGATCGAACCGACTATGAGTATCCTAGCCCGACACAAACTTTCCGCGCCCTGCGCGGTGGGGGGGGGGGGGGGGGGGGGGTGCGGCGCGAGCCACTGGAACCAGTGCGGCGGTTGCAGAAAATCGAGGCACGAAAAAACCCGCCACCTCGAAAGGTGACGGGCTTGATCGAGTCGGACTATGCGACCTTCTTTACGCGCTTGGCCATCGCGTCGATGTCGAGAACCGCGCCACCCTTGGCAGGGGTGACGATTCCCTTCACTGGGCTTGCGAGTGAGCGATCGAGAGTTTGAGCAAGGAGCGCAGTCACCGCTTGAGCATCCTTGATCGCTTGACCCTTGAGCATTGGCTTCTTTTTCAATTCCTTGCCGATCAGTGAGAGCAATTGCTCGAGGGTGAGAGCCTTCTCAACTTGATCGCCCTTGGTGCGCGCCTTGCGCTTGGCTTGCTCGCCTTGGCTTGGGATGGATTCCTCGAGATCATCGAAGGCCTCAACGAAATCGAGCGCTTCACCGAGGTTCATCTTGTCATCCTTGCCGTTGAAATATCGGCGGGCTTGAACGGCAGTATTGAGAAGCACCTTCAGACTTTGCTTCTCGCCACCTGCAAGGGAACGGATCGCCTTAGCGTTCAAGAAATCTTGTGCATGGCTTGGCTTGATCGTTGGTAGCGCGCCGATCTCGTTGGCCTTCTCGATCGAGGCCTTGAGGCCTGCGATTCCTACCTTCTTGGTCTCGAGCATCTGGCAAGCCTTCTCGAAAACCTTGAACTCGGCAGGAAGTGAGCCGCCGACAACCTTCGAGAAGTCTGCGACAAGAATGGATGAAACTTGGTTGAGCGAATTATCAGTGCTACGCACTGACTTTTTGGCCTTGCTCTTTGTTGCATTTGTTGCAGTCATTTTTTTGCCTTTCGTCATGGCGACCTTGTTGCCGTCCATGGATAAATGGTAAGGCCGATTGAGCCTTATTGCAAGCACCCTCGAGCCATCGGGTCGGCCTTAATTAGCCGTAGGATAATCCTAAAAATTATCGACAATTCCAGGAGCCGACCAGACCTCACCCCCTGCCCCTGCCACCCAGACCGGCAACGCTTCCCCTCGATCTCATCCCCTCGAGCAAAGGCCGAAGGCCAGACCCTCGAAGCCCGAAGCCCGATCTCCCAGACCCCTGCCCAGATAGTCCACCAACACAAACCGCGAGCCAATTCCCCACGCGTTCACTCGAACATCCGTTCGAAAAAATCGCCCTCGCTTCGCTCGGGAAAAAGATTTATAGCGATTCGCGCTCTTTATTAAAAACGGGCAGGGCCAGCCCTGCACCCGCCGCTCGCCGCGGAGGCACGCGTTCAAACGCCACGCGTGGCTCGAACTACGAGTCGCTGCGCGACCCCAGTTCTTTAAGCGCTAGCGCGCTAGACTATATACTATCGCCCAAAAATATTTTACCAGTATTACGGGAATGTCCCGTATTGTCCGTATTTATACACATATTTCTAGTGACCTTGGTCACATTCTGCACATCAGTGCGTTCGTTTTTCTATTTTGAACGGGTTAGTATATATGTAACGATAAACGAACGACTAGTACAGAGTGAGTTTATCTGACTGTGAGTGGGTGGCTAAGACAGACCGTAAGGGCTGGCTTTTGATGCCAGCCACGAACACTCGAGGGGGTAGCGAGGCTCGTAAACGAGCCGAGCGATAAGGGGGATAATCTCCCGTTTTAATAGGGGATTATAAGAAGGAGTTATTATGGCTGCCAAAGGTGGCAAGGAACATCACAATGTGGTGGCCTTACGTGAGGCTAAAGCCAAAGTATTAGAATTTGTCAGACAAGGACTAGACCTGCAAGATGCTATTGCCAGGGCTGACCGTAAGCCTGATGTGATGAAGGACTGGCGCAAAGACGAGCAGTTCATGAAGACACTTGAGAAGGCCCGTACTGAGGGGGAGAAAACCCTCTCTATCGTAACTGGGGATGCCAAGTTTAAGATTGGCTTTGAAGAGTTCTCCAAGGAGTTCTTGGACAGCCCTATCTTTGACCATCACCGTTCCTGGATTGATGTCCTTGAAGGACGTGAGCCAAGTTACATTCACTCTTCTATGGTCTATGAGCCAGCCTCGGCTAAGCGTTTGCTTCTGAACGTCCCGCCTGAGCACGCCAAGTCTACAGTCATCACGGTCAACTACTGCGTCTACCGAATAGCCATGGACCCGAACATCAAGATTACCATCGTCTCAAAGACTCAAGAGCGCGCCAAAGAATACTTATACTCAATCAAGCAGCGCCTGTCTCATGAGCGGTGGGCTAAGATGCAGGCCGTCTATGGCTCGGCTGGGGGATGGAAAGAGGATGCAGATACCTGGAAAGCAGACCGTATCTACCTCAGTCGTGACTCCACCGAAAAGGACCCGACTGTTCAGGCCCTTGGTGTGGGCGGCCAGATTACTGGTGCCCGTTCTAACCTTATCATTCTTGACGACGTTGTTACTACATCTAACGCTCATGAATGGGAAAAGCAACTTCTGTGGTTGCAGCGAGACGTTGTAACACGTCTGGGTGATTCTGGTAAGTTGCTGATTGTTGGCACACGTATTGCCTCTAATGATTTATACCGAGAGATTCGTAACCCTGACCACTGGACGGGTGGCAAGACACCGTTTACATACATGTCAATGCCAGCAGTATTGGAGTATGATGACAATCCAGAGAAGTGGGTCACCTTGTGGCCTAAGTCCAATGTACCCTGGGAGGGTTCAGAGGATGATATCCTTCCAGATGCAGACGGTCTTTATCCTAAATGGAATGGGCCCGCGCTGTTTCGTAGACGCTCTGAGGTCTCTCCGAGTGCGTGGGCATTGGTTTATCAACAACAGGACGTCCAAGAGGACTCCATCTTTCCGCCTTCATGTGTCCAAGGTTCAGTCAATAGGATGCGTAAGCGCGGAATCCTAAAGCCTGGAACTCCTGGTCATCCCAAGGAGCAAGGTCAGTGGTACACCATCATGGGCTTAGACCCAGCGATGAGTGGTAATACCGCTGCTGTTATTATGACGGTTGACCGTCAGACAAGAAAGCGCTACATCCTTGATGTGGAGAATATGCAAGAACCTACTCCACAAAAGATTCAAAAATTGATTGAGGCCTGGGTTGAGAAATATCGCCCTCAGGAGTTACGTATTGAGACGAACGCACATCAGAAGGCTTATGCCTTAGATGAAGTACTACGTAACTACCTAGCCTCGGCGGGGGTCAGATTCTCTAGTCAGTTCACTGGCAGAAATAAGTGGGACACTGGTTTTGGTGTTGCTGCTATGTCTGGACTGTTTGGGACAATGCGTGGTAACACACATCAGAATGATAACTTGATGGAGATTCCATCTCAGGATGGCTCAGAAGGTATCAAGGCTTTAATTCAGCAATTGATTACTTGGAAGCCTGACACTAAAGGTAAGACTGACTGTGTGATGGCTTTATGGTTCTGTGAACTACGTGCAAGAGAACTTATCGGTACAACCCGTATGAGTCAAAGTCATATTCAAAATAAGTGGGCGACTAAACGCCAAAGAGAAACCCAGTACATAGTCAACTTAAATGACTATGAATTTGGTCAAGACGAATAAGGGGAAACAAATGCCAGTGCCAATTATAGCAGCAGGAGCAGCGGGAATTGCAGCGCGTTTAGCAGCCAAGAAACTTGCACAAGAAGCAACAAAGAAAGTTGCTAAAAAAGTAACAGTATCTAAGGTGAAACAAGCCGTACCTGTTAAAATTAAAACACCAACTCAATCTTATGATATTAAACAAACACCAACTGGAAGAATTAAAGCAACTAATACTAAAACTGGAATTAGTGTAACACTTCCTAAAGGCCAGAAGTTAAATATAAATAAAATTAAACAAGCCCACGCTCAAAAATTTATTAATAGTAAGTAAGTTAGGATAACAATGGCAGACATCAAGATTATCGCGCGCCGCGTGGAGGCTATGAAGCATCGTGCTGCAGAGCGCGACGGTAACATGGCCAACATCCTGGCTGTGCGCCAAGGAAAAATGGTTGAGGTATTCCC